GGTGCTTTCAGGACGCAAAAATTTTCTAGGCACAAAAATATAAAAGTTCTTACATTCCTTACAAATCACTTTTTGAAAATATATAAAAGCTAGTTATGGCGGCAGATTATACCACAAGTAAACAAGTTTGCTATTGTAAGCAAAATAGAAGTTCTTACATTTCTCTATGCCTTTAATTACTCGAATGGAGGCGGCTGCTCAACTAGGTGTAACGGTTCAAGCTGTATATGGGGCAATAAAAGAAAAGCGTTTGACTGCAATGGAAGATGCCAACGGCAAGATTGTCATCAATTCCGACACTATGAGGGACGAATGGAATAAGAAGTCAGCGTTTCGGAGGATGCGTAGTACTCCACCTACAAATGAAAATGTCAAAAAAACAAAGAAACGTAATAGTAAGACAGACGAATCAATTCCTGACTATGAAGAAAGCAAAGCAAGAACAGAACATTTAAAGGCAGAGTTGCTTGAGCTTGAAAGAAAAGAAAAAGAGAAAGATTTGGTTGCTATGGAAGAAGTACAAGCTAGTTGGGAAAATATAATTACGACTGCTAGGACAAAGTTGCTTGGTGTTCCATCAAAAGCAAAGCAACGTATTCCTGATCTAGACACCAATGCAATGAGTCACTTGGATGACATTGTTAGAGAAGCTTTGGAAGAATTAGCTGAGCCACAAGCAGCATGACAAGTATTACTGAGTTAGAAAAGAAAGCATATGCAGCGTTCAAGCCACCAAGAAAATTAAGTCTTAGCGAATGGGCAAATGAGTTTGCATATTTAAGTGCTGAGTCAAGTGCAGAAGGAGGACGTTGGCATACGCTTCCATACCAAAAGGCAATGATGGATGCTGTTACAGATCCAAATATTGAACAGATAACTGTAATGAAGTCAGCAAGGGTTGGATATTCAAAGATTCTGAATCACATAATTGCTTATCACATACACCAAGACCCCTGTCCCATAATGGTTGTTCAGCCAACAATTGAGGATGCTGCCGGGTACTCAAAAGAAGAAATAGCTCCGATGTGCAGAGATACAAAATGTTTAAAAGGTCTTATTAGTGATGCAAAAGCAAAAGATAGTACGAACACTATTTTGCAAAAACAATTCCCTGGTGGGACATTATCTTTGGTCGGAGCCAACAGTGCCAGAGGATTTCGTAGAGTAAGTAGAAGAATAGTTTTATTTGATGAGACAGATGGTTATCCATTAGGTGGTGCTGGAACTGAAGGAGATCAAATAAAGTTAGGTATAGCCCGAACGCAATATTATTGGAATCGAAAAATAGTTGCTGGTAGTACGCCAACTATTAAAGATTTTTCAAGAATAGAAAGATTGTTTAATCAGTCGGATCAACGTAGATACTACGTCCCATGCCCAAAATGCGGTCATATGCAGTATTTACGATGGCCTAATATGCGTTGGCAAAATGATGATCCAGAAACTACTTGTTATGCGTGTGAAGAATGTTCGACTTTAATTCCGCATAGCAAAAAAAGATGGATGGTTGAACGTGGTGAATGGAGAAAAACAGCAGCAGGTAATGGTCGTCATGCTGGATTTCATATTTGGGCTGGTTATTCATATTCACCAAATGCTCAATGGTCAAATTTAGTAGAAGAGTTTTTATTAAGTAAAAATGATCCAGAACAGTTAAAGACTTGGATCAACGTGACGTTGGGTGAGTGTTGGGAAGATGAGTATGCAAGCAAAGTTGGTGCTGATGCATTAATGGAAAGAGCAGCAAAAGAGAAATATGAAAAAGGAACACCTCCAAGGGAAGTTCTCATGTTGAGTCTCGGATGCGACGTGCAAGACGACAGGCTTTCTATGAGTGTTTGGGGTATAGGTCGTAATGAAGAAATGTATTTAGTAGATAGAAAAGTTATTTATGGAACTCCTTCTCGTCCTGATCTGTGGAAACAAATGGATGAAGTTTTAATGAGTAAATATGTTGATGAAGATGGAAATGAAATGAAAATTGAAAGTGCTGCGATAGATACTGGGGGCCACTACACGCATGAAACCTACCAATACGTTCGAGAAAGGTCACATTTAGGATTAATTGGTATTAAGGGTGTAGGTCTGAAAGGTAAACCACCGTTAGGAAAACCAACAAAAGTAGATATAAATTTTTCGGGAAAGGCATTAAGAAAAGGTGTAAAGTTATTTCCTGTAGGAGTCGATGTTATAAAAACTACGCTGCATAATAGATTGAAAGATGCTGAACTTGGAGAAGGATATTTACATTTTTATCCAACAATCACCACCGATTATTTTGAAGAACTTACAGCGGAAAGACAAGTGTTGAAATATAAGCATGGATTTCAAGAAAGAGTATGGATGAAGAAAAATAACGCAAGGAATGAGGCTTTGGATGAAATGGTGTATTCATACGCTGCGTTTTGCAGATTTTTACAAAGATATGATCGTAGAACTGTTTGGGATCAATTAGAAGCAAGAAAAAAACCTGTAAAGCCTAAGCAGGAGTCTCCGCTAGGATCAGGAAGACAAAAAGCAGCTAAAAAGCGTAGTTTTGTCGCTAATTGGTGATTAAACATGACTATTCCTTCTAAAGTTCGTGCTGGAGACATACTTCAGTGGCGAGATTCGGAGACACAAGACGTATTTGGTAATGCTATTACCAGTACAGAGTGGAGTGTTACCTATTACTTGAGGACAAATACTGCTGCTGAAGGAGCAACTGTGACCAGCACAGCGTATTTATCGGGTTGGCAATTTTCGGTTGCATCGACTGTTACAGCTAATTTTGACGCTGGAAATTGGTACTTTCAAGCAGTTGCAGATAAATCTTCAGCAGAAAAACAAACAATATTAAGTGGTCAGTTTGAAGTTTTACCTTCTCTTGTTTATAGCGGTACGGCTGCTGCTTTTGACGGCAGAAGTCAGATTAGGAAAGACTTAGATCTTGTTCAAACAGCAATTCGTGCAGTTGCATCAGGTGGAGGAGTAAAAGAATATAAGATTGGTTCAAGAAGTGCTAAAAAATATGATTTAGCAGAGTTACTTCAACTCGAAGCTACTTTAAAAGCTGAATTAGCTAGGGAGGAAGCATCTGAAAAGATAGCCAATGGCCTTGGCAATCCTCGTCAATTATTTGTCCGTTTTTAACTGAGAAAACCAATGGGAATTGTAAACGCTTGGAAAGGATTCTGGACTTCAGGTGATGGGTTCGCTCAATCTGCTGTTTCAGATATTGTTCGACCCAAACGACAAATTAGAGCGTATCAAGGTGCTGTTTCAGATCGTTTGACTGCTAACTGGATGAGTAGTCAGTTAAGTGCTGATGCTGAGATTAGAGGAAGTTTGAGGAAGTTAAGAGATCGAAGTAGGGAAATGGTTAGAAATAATCCTTATGCAAAGCAAGCAAAAAGAACGACACAAATAAATGTTGTTGGAACTGGAATGAAATTTCAGTCGTTAGTTACTCAAGTAAGAGGGAATAAAAGAGATCAACGATCTAATAAATTAATTGAAGAAGCATGGGCTGATTGGTGTAGGCCAGAAAATTGTGATACAGCAGGTCGTCATAGTTTTCATCAATTTGAATGGTTAGCCACTGGAGCATTGCCTGAATCTGGAGAGGCAATATTCAGAATTGTTCGTAAACCTTTTGGAAGTAGTGGTGTTCCATTAGCTCTTCAATTAATTGAAAGTGATTTATTAGATGAAGAATATAACGGCAAAGTAACTGGGAAAAACAATGAGTGGAGAAATGGAGTTGAAGTAGACGAGTGGGGCAGGCCAACTAGGTATGCAATTTTAACGAGACATCCAGGTGATGCTTATTACTTAAATCCTACTAACGCTGGAAAAGATCATATTTTCTTGCCAGCCAAAGATGTAATTCATTTGTTTATGCCTGAAAGGCCAGGTCAAAACCGTGGAGTGCCTTGGTTCCATAGTGTTATGGCTGATGCTCACCAATTGCAAGGCTATGAAGAAGCCGCTGTTATTAGAGCTAGGGCGGCTGCAAGCATCATGGGCTTTGTGCAAAATAATGAAGGAGAATTAATTGGCGATGATGTAGAGACTGGACAACGAGTACAAGATTTCCAACCAGGTCAATGGAACTATCTAGCACCTGGCGAATCAGTTCATGTTCCAGATATTGATTATCCAAGTCAGCAATATGAAATGTTCGTCAAAAATAAAATTCGTAGATTTGCTACTGGATTTGGATGTTCTTTTGAAACAATTAGTAAAGACTTTAGTGAAACTAATTATTCAAGCTCAAGGTTGTCGTTGTTGGAGGATAGAGAGCATTGGAGATTTGTTCAGCGTTATTTAATAGATAATTTTCACTATCGAGTGTTTAAAGAGTGGCTTTCATTGGCTGTATTAAGTGGTCAGCTTGATTTTGCTGATTATTCTTCAAGGCCAATGAGATATTGCAAGCCAAGATGGACACCTCCAGCACAACACTATGTAGACCCTTTAAAGGAAGTGAGAGCCTATAGGGAAGCAGAACAAGCTGGTTATATGACAAAATCTCAAGTTATAGCAGCAACTAATGGTGGTGACTATGACGATATAGCTGCTGAATTAGCTAGAGAACAAGAGCTTGCAAATAATTTAGATATAACTCTTGATAAGGATTTAAAATTTGAGCCAGTACAGCAAGAACTTGCATTAGATGTAGGTCAAGCTGAAGTTAAAAGTAAACCTACTACTCGTAAGAGGAGGAAGAAGTAATGGCAAATGTAAATGGTACTGAAATCAATTTAACTCCTACTTCTGGAATGAAGACGGAAGCAAAAAGATATAAGGAATGGAAAAAAGATGGTGAAGCTGGTGGTACTGATGATGCAGCAAGAAGAGCAACACAGATATTGAGTGGAAGTGAAATGTCTGCTGATGTTGTTATCACGATGAATGCATGGTTCGCTCGACATGAATCAGACAAATCAGGTCAAGGTTTTAGTAAAGGAGAAAAAGGTTATCCTTCTAAAGGTCGAGTAGCATGGGCCGCATGGGGTGGCGATGCTGGACAATCATGGTCTAGGTCTAAATCCAATTCAATTAAAAACGCAAGGGAACGAACTATGTCTACTGAAAATGAAAGAGCAGAAGCTGACGAATTAAAAGTTGGCGATTTTGTTTCTTGGAACGCTTCTGGTAATAGAGCGCAAGGTCGCATTACTAAAGTTGTTAGAGATGGTCGTATAAATGTCCCTAGTAGTAGTTTTGAAATTGTTGGTACAAAAGATAACCCTGCTGCACTAATTAAAATTTATAGGGATAATAAAGAAACTGATGACATCTTTGCTGGTCATCGTTTTAGTGCATTAACTAAAATTAAGCCCATTCGCTCTTCTGAAAACATGGAACAAGAAACACCTATAGAAAGCAGAGATCTTTCTGAAAAGTTTCAAAGAACAGAACTTACAGAGTTTAGAAGTGTCGGTAAAGGTCGAACTTTTGAATTTCCATTTAGTTCTGAATATCCAGTAGAAAGATATTTTGGTAAAGAAGTGTTAAAGCATGATGACAAATCAATTGATTTTAGTCGTCTTAACTCTGGTGCTGCACCACTTCTTTGGAACCATGATCCAGATAGACATATAGGAATTGTTGAACGTGCGTATATCGATAAAGATAAAAAACGTGCATATGCAAAAGTGCGTTTTTCACGCAATAAATTTGCTTCTGAAGTCTTAGAAGACGTTAAAGATGGAATTTTGCGTGGAATATCGTTTGGTTATCAAATAAAGAATATGGAAGAAGAAGATGGAGCGTTCGTAGCAGATGACTGGATGGTGCATGAAATCAGCGTAACCCCAATCCCG